ATACCGGGCAATCACGAAGACAGGCTCGATGCCTACATCGCGGACAATGCGCCAAGCCTAGGTGTACTCGAAGAGCTTCGGTTAGAGAATCTGCTGAAGCTAGATGAGATTGGGGTCAAGTATGTGCAGGGATTCATCCACTGCGGTGACATCAGCTTCCTGCACGGGCACGAGTTTAGGATTAGCGGAATGGACCCGGCGCGGAAGCTCTTCGGCAAGATGAAAAGAAGCGCGATTTGCGGGCACCTGCACCGCCCTGATAGCTACTACACACGGGACGGGGCGGGCAACATGCTTCACTGTCACGTGCTTGGGCACCTAGGCAAAGAGAGTCCGGCATACATGCCAAGGAATGATTGGCAGCACGGATGCGCGGTGGTCAGTGTGAATAAAAGTGGAAAATCAAGCGTTGACACTCACATCTTCTGATGTAAATTAGCTTTGCACTTGAGTAGTATCGCTCATTGTATTGGTTTAGATAGGTGGGAGCCCCTGGAGAAGTCCGGGGGCTTTCTTTCAGGTGGAGGGGCGGCATGGTGTGCAGGGAGATCCTGCAACGGGTTAACGCGTCATCGTGGCTCCCTTGTGAAACACCGCCCCTCTTACTGGAAGTATTCGTCTATCACGGCGAGGCATTCTGCCAGGCCGTAGCAAATCTCTGCCCGCCAGCCATTGCTGTTCAGCCTCTTAATCCACTCCTTCTGGTGGGGGCTAGGTCTGCCCGTCTTGGTCTTGACCTCGATAGCGAGACCGGTGTACATACCACGGGGCTCAAAGATGAGCAGGTCTGGAATGCCTTTCTTGTAGCCCGCCTGTTTCATCTTCTTGGCGGTGTGCATAGCGAGCCTTACTCCTCCGACTGTTGCCGAGAAGAGAGGGCTTTCTTTATGCGCTTCAAGATAGCGAGTAATAGCCACTTGAATATCGTGCTCCGGACTTTTGTTTTTGCGGCCTGTCTTAGACGGCGTAAGCTGAAACGACCCATTACCCATAGTACCATTTGCATACGTCGAAGCAGGGGCAATCCTTCTTGACGTTAGGGAAATCATTGTGGCCCATCAAGACTGCATCGGGGAATGCGCCGAGCATCCGGTCTACAAGCAGCCTCATGGACTTCTTCTGTGCCTCTGTGCGGTTGTCTTCAGGCTCCTTGGTTTCTTCGTTGGCGCCACCCACCCAGCAGATTCCGATGGAGTGGTTGTTGAAGCCCTTGACGTGCGCTCCGATGCGGGTGATGTCTCGGCCCTCTTCAATCGTTCCGTCGCGCCGGATGACGAAGTGGTATCCAACGTCCGACCACTGATTGTACATGGTATGCCACCGGCGAATCTCTTCAACCCCGATGTCCATTGATGGCATCGTGTCTGCGCAGTGCAGCACGACGTAATCAATTCTCCTCATTGGCTTGTCTGCTTTTCCTTTCTCGCATGGCCCGCTCGACATTGAACCAAATCAGTGTACACACACCAGCTACCTCCAGTCCAAAACTGACCACATCCTGGGTGGCAAGAGTCAGCCACCCCACGTTCGCTACATTGAGTAGCCGGCATTTCATCGCTTCCCACATCTTGTAAATTTATGATCACGGCTGTGAGTCATCTTCGGGCCACCACATCCAATTAAGGTGCTCGATAATCTCGTTAATCTTAGTGATGACAGTGCGCAAATCTGCGCCTGTATCTAGCGGCTGAATAGGGTCGTGATTGTGTGACATTAGGACTCAAGGAATACTTGCCAGTTGCCGTAGCAATAGGCGGTTGATGAAAGAGTTCCGCTACGGTGTTCGCAGAAAATCATGATTCGGCCACCGGAGTAAGCGGTGGAACTGACGAACTCCTCCTCCCATACGACCAGGCTGCTAGTTGTGGGGGTGATGTCTGCGCTCTTGGCAATGAGGCGAATGGTGTCTCCGCTATTGTAACTTCCGCTAGTCATATTCGCGCAGTGCCAGATGCTGAATCCAACCGTACCCGATCCGTTGGCAATGGCGTTATTGAACCGCCCGGCAAACTTCACCCGCACCTTCTTGCTGTCGCTCGGCATGGCGGCTCCGGCATTGTAGATGTAGTAGTTCGCCATCGTCTTCGTGGTCGTGTCTACTGCATCAGCGGCATTGTAGTTCTGCGCCCCTCCATTCACCAATTGAGAGTGCAGATACCAGTTGAATGGGCCATACGAGGTATTGCCCAAGGTCATGCGCTTGCCCGCATAGCTACTTGACCACTGCACCCGACCTGAAACACTGAAGAACGGAGTCTGGGTCATGCCACCGCCACCGCCACCGCCACCACTAACGGTAGCAAAGCTCAGGTTGCCAGATCCGTCCGTCTGCAGCACCTGCCCGTTGGTTCCGTCTGTCTCCGGAAGAGTAAAAGTCACGTCGGTGCTGATAGCCTCCGGGGCTTGCAGAACGACACCCGCGAGGTCATCCTCGCCCCTAATGTAAAGTTTAGGCGTGTTGCCTACGGTGATTCGCCCGATTGTCAGGGCCCCCTTAACGAGCGGGTTCTGCTGACCTAGCTTGTCCGTCCATGTTAGCGTTCCGGAGCCGTTGGTTTGCAGCACCTGCCCCGAGGTTCCCGCACCATCAGGGAAGGTTAGCGTCACGTTATTGGTGATACTAATTGGCGCCTTTAGTTCAATGTAATTGCTACCTAAGAGGTTTGCCTCCTCAAGCCGGATGCTACCCCCTGTAACCTGAGCAGAGTCTACATTGAAATTGCCGTTGACCTGTACTGAACTAGGTGAGCCGGGCGCGACCTCAAATACAGTGGCGCCCGCACTGTTGGTAATGATAAACGAACCCGGATTGTTAAGGGTCAAGTCATTCGTGCCGCACGTCAGGGTGCGGTCCGCGGACAGCGTTAGGTTAGTGTTCCCAATGTTGGTGTTGGTGTCCGTGGTGATGAAACCACTGTCATTGGTCAACTGACTCGTCGCTGTCGGAATAGTCGGCTTATTGGTAAGGTCAGAGAAGCTGCCTGTTGTCGCCACAGTGGCTAGGGCCGGGGTGTTGCTTAAATCCGTGTAGCTCCCGGTCGTTGCTACGGCTGCGAGCGCAGGGGTCCCGCTCAGGTCAGCGTACTCGATCCCGGAAGTGCCCGCCGTAAAGGTGATGGTAGCCCCGGCGTTAGAGAACGTCACGTCCCTTCCAATGCTCATCTCACCGTTCACAGTAATAAGCGGGACGGTCGGGCTCGTGCGCCCGGCAATGGTCATTGGAGTGGCTTGGAACTCGCTTCCCGTAGCTCCGGTTTGGACACTGAATTCAATCTCACCTGGGCTGCTCTCCGTCATAGTGACGGCGGTGTTAGAGCCTGCCTGGATTTTACTTTCAGTGGCTTCCACCTTGACAAAGCTCTCGCTCGTCGACGAAGTGTTCACGAACAAGCCACCGCCACCCGTTTGCGCCGCCGACTCCTTGAACACCGTGTAGATTTCGGTTAGGGCCTGAGCGTTGTTGGCAATCGTGTTGAGCTGAGATGACGTAGCGAACTTGTGGTTAGTGCTTGTGTCATTAATGTTGTCCGCGTCCAAGACGTATAGCCCGTAAGCATTCAGTCCTGTAATCTCACCATTCGAGTTGATGGTGATGGCAGCCAGCTTATCAAGCTGAACCTGGGTCAGGGCCGCAGTAAATCCGGTGATGGTATCTACCCCCGTATTGGTAGCGTTGAGGTTGATGAAGCTCAACTTGTCTACCTGGGCCGGCTTCATGGAGCGCCCCTTCTTCCGGCCCTCGACAAAGGATCGGTGACTAAACAGTTGCCCGCCCGGAACCGGGGCCATACCGCCACCAATAAAGCCACGAATCTTTCCGGTGTCATACTCCGTAATGACACGGGGGTCGTGGTCGAGCTTGACGGCAAGCATGTCTATAACGCCACGGTGCAGGTCGTTAGTGACCTTCTGTACTAGCAGGGTCAAGCCCTCACGAGCAAAGTAGAATAGCTGACCAGGGCTAATCAGCGAACCCGACGTCCCGGAAGGACCAAACTGCTGCGCATTGCTAAGGCGTGGCTGAAGGATGAGGTTGTACTGCTTTTTAGCAGCACCATAGTAGTCCATGCCAATGTTAGCACAAACCTGCAAGATGCCTTTGTTCGCGCCCTGTGGTAAGCTCACGGAGTTCCACCCTAGCCCCCAAGACCCATAGCCCTCGTAGCCACCATTCTCATCAAGAACACCCGTCGTCAGATACCCTAGTGAACCAAGATTGCTATCGTACCGAGAGCCCAAGATAGTGGTGCCAAGGAGCAGACTCTCATTGCCTTCAGGATTGTCGTCCTCGGCGCTATACATCGGGTCGAAGGAACGGCTCGCGTCCCCAACAAAGAACTCAAAGTCTAACCACGCAGGTGTGCCAACAAGCACGTTGCCAAGCCAGCTGAAGTTGGAGGACGGGCTAGGGATGTTGGCTACCGTGGAGTCGTACAGAGTGTACCCCTCTGCGGTGTAACCCCTTATTGAGCAGTCGATTTCAATGCCCGTTTGATCTCCGGCACTGTCCGGAAGGGATGGCAACTGCAAATCGATGTCAGATTCGACAACAGGGTTGGTGTACTGTGAGTTGTTGCCCGTACCAAGGGCGTTGTCTAGCCACTCAATGAAATTGTTGACACCCGACTCACCAAGCCACTCCTGATATGATGCGGTGCTATATCGGGCCTTATTGACGGTGTCAGTCTGCCTTTTTAGCCACAATCCAACCGGATATTCTGTTACTATACCGTTCTCATCGTCGTATTGTAGCGTTTCTACCGCCGGCTGAGTAAAATCCGGGTGCAAAACCATGAACTCGAACCTGTCCGCAGAATTTTGGGTCCACTCCGCATCGCCATGTTCAATCGGATAGTAATATGACGGCGCCGCTGCGCTAGACCCAGGAGCGCCCGTTTGGATGATGATTTGGCCCCAATCGTTCTCATCAGTGAAGTCATCCGCCCCTAGTTGAGTCACCGTTTGCCGCAAATAGTAGTTGCCAACACGGATTTTCATGCTGACAATGATTTTCGCACCAATCATTTCGTCCGCACGAGTCACCGGGTCGTTCGGGTCGTTAAGGAAGTCGTTGCGAGGATTGCGCACCCGCATACGGAACCGACCGCGCAAACGGAAGCCCGTGCCGGACGGCACATCAACCTCATCGTCTATTTTGGGGAAGTCACCGAGCAGGGGACCCGGTTGATTCGACTGAAAGTCTCCCAAATTGGGGCGCGGGCCAACAAAGTTAAGTGTATTGCTAAAATCAACATCAATGATGTGAGTTCCGCCACGCGGAAATACACCACTACTGCCGCCTCCACGGTGAACGTAGCTGACAGAGCCGGCAGGAGGCAGAATGCCCTCCTTGCTTCCCACCATGACGTCGTAAGTGTCCTCTTCGACAACCCAGCTGTTATCGTTAAAGGTTATAGCCGTGCCCGGGGCATGGGTTGGGGTGGGAAGAATATCGTTCTTATAAACGCGGTAGCGATACTTGGCAAAGAACGTCGTGTCGGTCAAGTACGGGAAGTGAGAGCAAGCCATGTACATGCCCCTCCTAACGCTGAGGGTCAATTGCATGACCGTCATGATTTCCTGGATGACGTCAAGACAGCTCAGGGTCTTCCTTTGCACAAGGAAGAGGTTGTTGAAGTAGTTGTCACGGGGGGCTTCGGTGTAAAAGCTCTTGCCGTTGCACGCAGTACGGTAAAGCACGTCCACATCGGGCCCAGGATCGGCAGGGTTCCAGTCGTGATTTTCGTGGTAAATGTTGGTGACATACTCTAGCACACCTCCATTGGTGGGAAACATAGGAAGCGTAGGCAGGTACTGAAAGCATCGCTTTAGGTGCAGAAGCAGCGGGTCATGGGTCTCATAGGGGTCGCCGTTAGGAGCCCGGTAACTGACTTCCGAAAGCAACTGGAGGCCGTCAGTAAAAGTCAGGGAGGCGCCATAAGGGTCGATGCCGTAGTCTACCTTGACGGACTGCGGGGCGAGCACGCCGTACCACTGAGGGGAAGTAGCGTCCGAGGTTCCTATGTAATATCCAAACTCAATACCTAGGTTAAACTCCTTGGTCAGGCGAGCGGCATCAATGAGCCTCGCCTGGTTATCGTTTTGGATGATAAGCTCAAGCTCAAGGGTGCTGAATTTGATAGGTTCAAAGACGTTGTCCTCCCGGCCAGAGTAGATGATCTTGATGCCATCAGACGCGATTGTAAGCTGCTGAGGGTCACTAGACGAAAAGCCCCACCCAAAGGGTGTGTTCTCAAAGTCATAAATCTTGATGTAGCTACGGGCGGCCTGGCCCGGCACCTCCCATTCTGCGTAATACCTCTCCGTCATTATCCTCCGATTCTAGTCATTTGACGACCGCTAACTTGGTTGCTCACCACAATATCACCCCCATCAATGCGGCTGCCAAAGCCACTCATGCCTCCGCCACCCTGTGCAGAGCGGAACCCAAGTCCGCTACCGATAAACTGCCCGAGGTTTTGACCGTTTAAGATGCCGGAGGCGGCCTGTCCAATGCCGGACGCAGGAGCCGCCGTGGCCCCGCCACTGAGCAGGGCGAGGATGCCGTACAGTGTAATCAAAGCAACCAGCTTACCAATGATGGCTTGGAAGAAGTTCAGGAACGAGTCCTTCAAAGCCTCAAAGAAGCTAGTTCCCTGCCTCATAGCACGAGCAAAGGCGTTTCCAATCTGATTGGCGAACTGCTGGACAGGCCGAAGCAGGTCGGTCTGAGTCTCTTCGACATCCTTGGCTGCATCCTCACGCATCTTCCGGATATCGTCGGTCAGCTTCTCGTAAATCTCTCTTTCCTGCTGGGCGCTAAAATTGGCGGCACTCAGGATGTCCTTTACGGCATCTTTCTTGGCCTGAATTTGCAGCTCAAGGTCGCTCAGGAAGAAATTAGAGTATGCCTTGAGGGCGTCCTGCTCCTCCTTGCGCTGACGGTCGGTCTCTTCCTCAAACAACGCGGCACTCTGCCTGGTTTCAAGCAGACTGAGTAGGCGCTCTAGTTCAGGGCCCGCAAGGCCAAGGTCTTCTGCTTCGCGACGCAAATCACGCATGCCAATGGCAATGCTAGCTAGGCTATTTTCAATCTCAGAGCCCCCAGAGGTCGCGAGCTGATCCCTTAGGTTTTCAAGGAAGCTCTCTCGGTCACTCACCACATCGGCCTCAGCCAAGCGAACAAGCTCCTTGCGAATCCTTTCTAGCTCAGAGGTGCTTGCGCCGGCATCCAAAAGTTTCTGCCGGAGCTCGGCAAACTTACGGTTGATTTCAGCCACTTTCTGCTGATAATCCGGAAGGGTATCGATACGAGCCTTATCAAGCTGACGGTTGGCCTGTTGCAGGACCTTGGTCAGAGTCTTGTTGCGCTCCTCGTTTGCCTTAATAGACTCTTCTTCCCGCTGCCTAAGCGCAAGTCCATCGGCAAAAATCTGATTCAGGGTTTTGCGAGCCTCAACGACCTTTTCTAGAGAAGTTACTTCGGCTTGATTGGCCTCGTTCGTCTCTACTTGAGCATCGTAGAGGTCTTGGTACGCGGCACGCTGATCAAGCAGGTTTTGCAAGGCACCGCCGCTTTCAAATTTTACGGCAGCAAATGATTCAGTCCCACCTCCCGCAGACAGGGTGTTGATTTCACCCGAAAGCTGCGCAATTTTTTGGGCCAACTTATCAGCGTTGACCGTCCCCTGGATAAAGGCGCTTGATGTCTTCCGAAGCCCCTCCGATGCCTCATCGCTCTTAAAGGTTGTCTCGGCGACATTCTGAGTCTCTTGTAGCGTATCGCGGAAGTCATCGATTTCTGACTTCGAACTAGCCGCAGCAAGGGCTATGCCACCAAAAGCAATGGCGACAGCAGATCCAATTGCCACAATAGCGCCCGTAGTCGTAGCTAAGAGGCCCATCAGAGTAACCAACTGACCGATTACAAAGACCAATCCACCGACAACGGGAATCATAGCCACAAAGGTTCCAATCACCTTCTTGCTTGAGTCATCGAGAGACGAGAAGAACCTAGCGAGGTCGACCGCCACGTTGCGCAAACCTTCGACAACAGGAACAAGACCGGTTCCAATTTCAATACCAAGGTTTTGGATAGCGTTCTTGAGCTGCTCTACCGTGAAGAAGAGCTCGCCCTCAAACGCCTCTGCAAGACCCTCTGAAGTGCCTGTGGCCGTTTCCATCTTGACCTGCAAGTCCTTCAGTGAATCCGCCTGGTCAGTGACGATAGCGCCAACCACAGCGGCCCGGCTATTCAGCAGCTCCAAAATCTCAGAGTAGCTAAACGTACCCTCGGTGAGCTTTGCAATGCTCTGGTTTGCATCATCGAAGCCCTGACTAGCAAGGCGGTTAAACGTAGAGCGAAGCTTCGTTCCCGCCGTAGAGCCCTTGATAGCAGAGTTGGACAGGAGAGCCAAGAGCGCGACCGTATCCTCGATGCTGTAGTTCTGCTGAGCGAGGATAGGACCAATGTTCTTTAGGCCCTCACGGAGCTGAGGGATGGTGAGCGCACTACTCTTAACAGCCTGAGCGTACAAATCGGTAACTCTGCCGGCCTGGTCAGCGTTCAGGGTGTAAATATTGAGAGCCTCCTTCACACCGGAAGCAGCGCCGACCAAATCCTCATCCAAGGCGCCGGCCAATGCCGCAATCGGGGGGACAATCTTCTTAATGTCCCCACCCGCCGTACCTAATTTAGCGAGCTCCTTTTGGGCTTCAACGATTTGGATACGCGTGAAGATGGTGCTTTCACCAAGAAGGCGCGACTGATCACTCAGTTCCTTAAACGACCCGGTTCCGACCAGGGAGCGGAGCTGAACGCTAACCTTGTTGAACTCCGAAGCAGTACTGACTGCCGCGCCGCCAACAAGACCAAAGGCAAGACCAAGGCCGCGAGAAATAGTGGCTCCAATCTTGGACGCTTTCTGACCAAACGCGACAAGCTTCTGATTGGCAATTTCGGTGTTCTTCAGGAACCCCGTAATGTCCATCGTCAAGATGGCACTCAGCCTTGAAAACTCTGTTATGCTTGCCATTAGAACTTCTTTAGCTTGGCAAACAACGCTTCGCGCTCTTCAAGCGTAGTTATGCCACTATCACGCCGTGAAGATACATCGAGTAGCGGGTGGAAGTCCTTGGGCGTAAAGCGTTTGCTTTTGGAACTATTCGCGTTGGCAAACAGGGCCATGGCGGCAGAGGTCATGTCCCACTGCCGGGCAAGATTGAACTCATACGCCTTCTGAATAGCAATATATTCAGCTAGCGTCAAGTCCCAAAACTCATGGGGCTTAATACCAAATACAAAAGACCCCTCATAGAGGGAGCGAAGCGTTACTTCTTCGCCGCCGCCTTCCGCCGCGTTGCCCGTGTTTTTTTTTCTGCATCACCACCCAAGGACTCGGTAACCCAGGATGTCATTTGCTCAAACAGTCCGGGCTCATCAAGAGCCAAGGC